CCTTGAAGTGTTCCTGTAGCCGTAGCTGTTTTGGCAAAAATAGAAGCAGCCATAACGCCCTCCTATTAACCAAGGTTATTGTTTTGCTGATACATAACAGTAATTCTAATCTCACCCGCAGATGTCGCTGCGGAGTTTGTAACTGTCAAACGAATATCAGCCGTTCCTGTGTCTTCCCAAGCTAACGCTCCACCAGATTCAGTGGTTGGATATTTGCGTCCAGCCGTTGTTCCGATTGCAAACGTATTAACAAGTGTTGCTGCACCACCAACAGTGTCTCCAACACTTATGTTTGTAGCACCGCTTGCCGCTGTTATAACGTCAAGTACACAGTCAATAATTTGAGAGTTTGCTGGAATGACAACACCTGTGACAGATGCTGCTAATGCACCACCAGATAAGTCCGCCGCAAAAGTTTGCGCCATTACAACTTGACCAGTGTTTTTGATGTTTGAACCAAGGGTTGTACCTGTGGTTTCTTTGATGGTTCCTGCTTTAATAGGACCTGAAAATGTTGTTGTGCCCATGTCGATCTCCTGTCTGGGTTAGTCAGCGGCCCAATGCCACTGTCAGGGATAATTTAACTATACAGTAAATTTAACAAAAAGAAAGGGGCAACCGAAGCTGCCCCTTAGTTCAGGGAGGAGGTGTATGAAACACCACCTACTCTATAACATAAATTTACGCACCTGGCGAACCAAATACTGCGCGTGGATCTGAAAATCCGAAACTGTAACGCTCACGCGCTTTGAAACGCATGTTGCCAGTGTCGAAGTCTGCTTCCATACCAGTAGTCATTGGCGTACGCTCGAAGTGAATAAATCCACGAGGCGCGTCTGTCATGATGAAGAACGCATCTGGATCCGTTAGGAAGTCGTTAACGGCATAACCGTTTGGCAACATACCCATTGAACGTAATGCATTGGTGTCATTGTCGGCTGTGCCAACACGCAAGTTTGATACCATCAAACGCTCTGCAATAAATTGCAGTTGACGTGGGATAAGCAACTTGGTGCCGCGCAACGCGACTTTAAGACCACGCTCGTCAACAAATCCTGCGATGTTGATAAGAGCATCTTCGAGAGATGTCTCATTCAAATCCGCAGCAGTTGAAGGTTCATTGGCAAATGTACCACCTGAAGTAAGCGGGTGATCCGTTGCACAAAGCGCAACACCGTCACCACCAGCAGTAGCGCCAGCAGTAAATGCGTTGTTAAGAACCGCAGCGGCCTTAACTTGCTTTGTGTGTGCCATTGAACGAGCCAACGCACGAGTATAACGTGAACCAAGACGATCATAAAGATTGTCTTCGATAGCTTCCTCAGTGATTGAGAATGCCAACGCTATTGTTTCGTGGTTGTAACGAGCAGTATATGCTTCGTTAGCGTCGTCAAAGTTGATTGCAGAACCTTCCGATTTGGTTGGTGCTGCGCCGAAACCACTCAACATCACCTCTTCTTCGAATGCACGATCCGAGGATTCTGTTGTGTAAATCTCTGCATGTTGGCCTTCGTACCTGTCGTACTCCATACCAAACAAGGCGTTGAGACCAGGTTCCAACTCTTTCGCTAGTTGAGCGCGAGATATAGCCATAAGTTAGTCTCCTTATACGCCAGTCGTTGAAACAGTGCCACCTGCAATCGCGCCATTGGCGGAATTGAAGGAGTTGTTTAAACGAACAATTACAGGGATACCAGCCGCAGTAAAGTCTGAGTTGTCTGGGTCATCTTGGATGCCCATAATTCTCAGATTTAAATTAGCAGTGGTGGCGATTGTGCTAACACCCAACTTAGCAGAAGAAATACCTGTGGTTGAAGAACCAGCAGCACCGTCTGCGAAGTTTGCGTTTGCGAACACATGTCCACGCGCAGTTGCTTCACTAGTTAATGAAGCGTCTGAACATATAACAAATGTTTGCATTGGGTTGTCATACACGAAAGCTTTGACGGGATGATTAGAATCCGCGCCAGAACCAGGCCAGTTGTTAGCGAAAATTTTCTCACCAGTGGTGGACGAAACATATTCGCAACCCCAGAAAACACCCACGAGACCAACAGTGCCCCCAGCAGCCGCGCCAACTTTGTCGATAAAACCAGTTGAAAGCGGGATAACAGGAGAGCCTTGAAAGAGCGTGTTTGTATTTCCAGAGGCGATACGATACTCGGTCGCACCAGTAGTGTTAGCAGCCTGACCGACTACTCCAATCGGGCGTAACCCGAATGCACCGTTAGTGTTTGCCATAGTAGCAATCCTCTAAGTTAGTCGGCGTCTCGTCTTGATCCGCCGAACGTTACACGACTTTGCCGATTATTTTGTATCGGCATTGAAGGATGTTGTTCCTTCATAAGGTCCTGATCTACAGCTACCATCTGTTCGCGGGTTCGGCTCCCGTAATACTCGTTTCTCTCTTGGGCTGTTTCGGCAGGAATACGACACAGCATCAGACCACCTTGTCCTATGACGCCCTCGTATCGACCTTCGTCAATAGTTGGAGCTTCGTAGTCTGGATATTCATCTTTACGGACGGGTTCCCATCCTTCACGCAGCTTGGAGTTGACGTTCATTTTGTCTTCCTCGCCACGCATTGCGACTCTTATCCAACGATGCACAAACCCTTCAGGAGGGGGTGGTGCAGCAAGATGACTGGGCGGTGCCCACGGTGTTCTGCGCGTTTCAGTTTCGCGTGTCGCGCTTTTGCGCGGTGTTCTAGTGTCAGCCATTATATCACTCCTTTACATACTTGGCGTATTCTTCGAGAGGTACGCCCAGTTTTTTCGCAATCGCTACTTGTGAGTGCGATAACTTGACCGACCTGCGCCCCTGTTTGTTAGTGCGGGATGCGGAATTACCAGCAGATGCGACCTGATTTCCACCCGATTTCTTAGCCGTATTAAACTTGTGCGGAAACTCCGAACGAATACGACCATCTATTTCAGTATAATACTCATCGCTGTTCGGGTCAAACCCTTCTTCTTCGACAAGTTGTTGATGTAACGTAAAAGCAGCGGTAGTCATGATCTTATCATTTCCAAACCACTCGTTTTTTTCAGCCCAGTCTTTAGCCTTTGGATCAACCTTTGCAGGGGTTTGAGCCTGTTGTGGCTGCGCTTGTTGTTGTGGCTGCGCTTGTTGTTCGACCTGCACTTTTTGTTGTTGATCGACACGATTTTTTGCTGCTCCATACCGTTGTTTATCTATTGCAATTTGAGCAATTTGCTCTTGTGCAGCAAGCATTGCGTCCGTGTCACCTGCTTCGTATGCCTGTTTATAAGCACTTTTTGCAGACTGTTCTTGTGTAGATAAACGGTTTCCATACTCAGTTAAGTATCCGTTGTCTAATTGTTGTACGCGACCTTTGAGTTTATTGTTTTCATCCAACAACTTTTGCGCCATTCGCACCGCTTCCTCGCGGTCACGTTGTTCATTTCTGTAACGCTCGGTAAGTTTTTTGATACGCTTTTGTACCTTTTCACCGTAATCTTCAAGTTCGTCGTCACCTTCAGCAGCAGCTACCTCAGTCTTTTCTTCAACTTGTTCCTCTGCTTTTTTTTCAACTTTGGTCTCTTCCTGCTTTTCTTCTACAATAACTTCTTGCTCTTCAACTTCTTGTTTTTCTTCAGCCATAATACTGCCCCTATACTTGTTTCACATCATCTGGTTCTAAAATGGTAGCAATAACCTCATCATCGTTAATGATGCGGACTTCACCTCCGTCAATTTTAAAACGAGAACCTGAATACCTTCCTATACAAACCCATTGACCTTCTTCACACCAAGGTGCTCCATCAGGTCCAAACTTGTTTGGATCTTTGTATGCCAAAGGTCCTATTCTAAGAACGTATGCAACTACAGTAGCAATCGATTCTCGTTCTCGAACTTCGTCAGGAATGTATAATCCACTCGAAGTCTTAGCTTTACCTTGATACGGCATAACTAAAATTCGCCAACCAGTAGGTTGCGGCAATCGTTCGAGTAACGGTTTATCTAAAAGGGATGGCTCTAGTACGCGCTCCTGTGCATCCACATACGCGCTATCAACTGCAACATCTGAGACTTCAGCTTTTGCAGCTTCTTTCTCTTTGTTCATTTTCTGCGCGACATGGTCAGGAAGATATAAAGTCTTCGACATCGTCTACGTTTTTCTCCAGCAGGGACTTGATTTCTTCACGAGCAAAAGAGAGTCCCCGTATCTCTCCTACTGACATTTTGTACTGTTCCCAATCTTTAACAGCACCATTAGCGAGGGAAAAAGATATATCATTTTGCCGCTCTTCTAATTTTTTATACAAATATTTCGATAAGTCAATAACGTCCATTACATATTGTCCCTGTAGCCTTCTTGTGCATTATACATACTTTGCACGTTTAGTCTATGAGTTCAAAATGTGGACCATCAATAAACGGACGCCGACCTTGTGATCTTCGTAAATCAACGTATGCGTTCATAGCATCTTCCATTGTACCTTCCCATTTACGGATATCCATAGGATATGGCATTTCTGGTGTTCCCCATGCTGCTCCCCAACATATTGGAACCCCCACGACACCTGCTGCTTCCTTGATTGCATCAGCTAGATCATCATACAAATTCAATTCCCAAGAGGCCCTTCCGTTGATAAAGGCCATGATATCGAATGCCTTGCCTTCAAGGTGTTTTGATTTCATTGTCTGTGACGCACCTTTAGCAACTAATTCTTCTTGCTGTTTTAAAGTTCTCATACCCTGCACCACTCCGAAATCGGTTTTTGTGAGCGTGATAGCCATTTTCACAACAGCCTGTAACCTATCATCAATTCCCTCGAGCCTGTCGAGACTACGTCTGCTTAATTTAAATTCACTCATGTTTCTTCTTTATCTCTCTTTACTAAAAGATCCTCTAGGTTTCTAAGTTTAGTGCCGCCATCGTAAGACCAAGCGTAACCCTCATTAATCATGATTTCATTAATCGAAGTCTCATCCTCCTCCGATTTGTATAACCAACCAAGCATACGCCCAAACTTCCCGTCTTTTTCAGTCTTTACAGTAAGTTTAGATGCTTTCATTAAATGAATTTCTAAAAATTCTTTAGCCTCGTATCCCATCTCTTTTTCTTTTGGATTTTTAGTTCTAGTTTCAGGTGTGTCTATACCTGCAAGTCTAACACGCTCCTTCTTGGTAAGATCGAAACCAAGATCTATGCTGATGTCTATTGTGTCACCATCAACAACTCTATCTACAGATTTCACGAAGTAAGTGTACATTATGACTTTCCTCCTACATAACCACCGACAACACCGATGATACCTGTCAATGACATTTGCAATAAGCCAATAATATTTTCATCTAACTCACCGCCATGCTCATTTGCCATGGCAAACTCATCATAAATTATAAGACCCAGTATGGACATAAGTCCCACTGCCATAACTAAAACGACTATGTCTTTCATATAAGTCATCACTTCTTACCCATAAATTGTTTGCCGCCCCTTATTCCTATAGCCGCAGAGCATACAGCGAAAACGAGCCAAGTGTACCACTCTGGCAGCTCAGAAAGACGATCAAAGCCGTTTTTCACAACGTTTTCTAGACCAGGAATAAAACATAAAATCACTGGAATCATTACTACAATAGTTATAAATTCGTCCTTCCACGAGTTCTTTGTGCTTTCTGCCATGATCCTCTCCCAGTCAGCGGTAGAGGTTTCTTTTGACATTAAAATGGCAGCTTTCGATTCTGCCTCGACAAGCTTTAATTTTGCATTTGCGGTGGCCTTGTCAGCTTTACCTTGTAAATAACTACCTGCAAGGTTTGCTATTGGACCTAATAATTGTCCTATCATTTGTTTGATCCCATATTTGTAAAACCATAATAAAAACAAGCATACCTGTCAAACTAAACCAAGCCATACGTCTTTGTGCATCTCGCTTGGCATCAGCATCCAAAACTTGCCTACGACGATCATCCAACATAATCTCGCGTTCATCTGGATCAATCTTTCCGTTGTCGTTCAAATCGTATTTTGCTTTGGGCATCTGAATACTCCTGCACTATTTGCCTATTATACCCTAATATAATAAGCTTACCATTTTTATCGTAACCTGCAAACTTTTTGCCTCGTTCTATTATTGTTGGCTGTTCACCTCTAGGCAAGCCACCTTCATTGAGTTGTGCGTTACCAGTATTTTTGCCTTTTCTGCTTGTTCGAGGCATTGCTGTTTATCCGAAAATGTACCGATTTGATAATAGTACAAGTTATCTGTGTTCACGAAATGTAAAAATATTAATACATATATCATCTAAAGTAATCCCTCACATCTAACCAACCCATGTAATGTAAGTATCCTGTCGCACCTACAAACGTAAATATAAGCAAAACAATTATACCCACTACAGTTATAGCTACCTCTTGTCGTTGTATAGCGTCACGCCTTGATTGCGCTTCCGCTTCTCTTTTTTCTGCAAGAACTTCTCGTCTAATCTTTAAAAGCTCTAGGTATTTTGATCTTCCGTATCGCTGTGTAATCCACTCTTTGAGTTCTTCTTCCGCTTCCGCAGCATTGCGGAGTTTCGCCCAACGATCCAACGCCGTAGCATTTGCACTTTTGCTTGATATACCTTTTTTTTGTAATTGTTTCTTTGCTTGGTCAGTTGCGTCAAAAAATTGCCCAATCTGTTTAGACAAACCAGCTATGGATTTGCCAGCACTTAATCCTGTTTTGATACCCGCAAGAATTGTTATCGGGTCCATAATTACATACCGTCTGAGTTAATCGGACGTCTTGTGAGATACTCTATGGTGTTTTCTAGGGTTTTAATCCTAGCTTGCAATTTGATGATCTGGTTGAACTGAAGCAAAAACCCCTCTTGTGTTTCGTACACATCGTCAAATTCTGACATGACGTCCTCTAAGGTTTCTTCCCCTTCCTCTTCTAGATCAATTATATAATCTACTATCTCAGTTATTCGTTTAGCATTTTCTTCTACATCACGAATTAAGTTTGTGCGGTCAGTCGCATTGTTCTCAATAGTTAAGGTTTCGACCTGCTCTGTTAGCCCTTCAATAATTGAAGCCTGAGAGCTTGCATACCAGATACCACCGCCCACAGTGCTAACTATTGCCACTACTGCACTAGCAGCAACAGCTATGTTTACCTTGGGCAGATCCATGACTAGCTCCGTTTAGCAACGGCTTGTCGTTGCACTTCAATACGTTCACGATTTACTTGATTTCTATTACCAGCAATTTCTTCCTGACTCTCAATACGCGCTGCGTCCGTAGCCGCTTGCTGTTGTAATTTTGCAGCATCCATCATGACATCCGACTCGTCTACTTTAGATTTACGCTGCAAGTCTTGTTGCTTAAGAGCAAGCTCCTGCATACGAATTTGTACAAGAGGATCAGCCATTGGATCCTGTCCTTGTGGTGTAATCTCTGCCAATGTTTCCTGCATGATCTGCATCTCCTGTAAGGCTACCAGTTTTTCTACCTCGGCAGGATTTTGCATTTCTTGCTGCACTTCCATGATTTTTTGCTGCGCTGCTTGCGGATCTACCGCGCCCATCTGAGCGTTTAGCTGCACCTGACTAATCAAACCTTGAATTTCAGCCATAACTAACTGACGTGCTTTCATAGCAATATGCTCTTGTAAGTGTGAGTAGAACGTACCCATGACCTGTGGTGATGTCATAACCAATGGCGTCTTCATAAACATGACATGGATCTTAATGTGTGCATCGTGATCCTGATCAGGAAACGCTTGCAACAACTGACCCATTAAACCTTTGGCATTCTCCAAGGCAGGGTCCATAGGCTGTGGCTGCGGCGGCGGTGGGAGGAT